TGCTTGCATCTTTGAGTTCAGACTTGATTGCTTCTGCTTGTTTTTCTAAATCTGCAATTTGTGCCAGAAGTGCGCCCAAGGTATCTACTGTGTTGAGATCGTTCTTCATATTCAGCTCCTAGTGATTAATATTGTGCTGCTGTGAAAGAACTATAGCATAGTATTCTCCAAGTGCAACATAAATATTTCTATCAGTTACTACTTTCCGATAGTTTTAGCCTTTGCAATGGTCATATACCGCTTTTATTGCATCTTTTGCATTATTAACAATGGCTACCTGACCTCTCCAGCCGTGATGCCAGATAACCTGCTGTGCCGTTAGCTTGCCATCCCCGTCTTTAATCTCTAGCAGTACGTTATAACGCTTGCCGTTATGACTATGACCTACCAGCAAGTCTGGACAGCCTTCGCCAACCTTATGAAGATGCTGGACAATAAACCCTTCTTCTCGCAGTGCAGCAACAATAGCCTTCTGATTTCCATCTACTCGGTAAGCTCTCAACGCCAATCTCCCTTTATCCCTCTGTTTCCCTTAGCCCACTGTTCTTTGCAGTCATTGGCTAACTTATCTGCTACTACATCACCCCTAGCTTTTCTAACCCTAGCTAGGTAATCAATAGCCTTGTTCCTGTCTTCTGTTCTCCAGCGTAACACTTGCGAGACTTCACATTTGTGTCTGTATTCTTCAGAATTATCCATTACTAAACATATCAATTTGCAAAGATTCTTCTGGCTGGCTTTCTTTTATTCTTTGTTCTTGCAGCTCGCCGTAAGTAGGATTCAGCTCACACCCAAGATACTGCCTCCCATGCTTAATTGAAACTGCGGCAGTAGTTCCAGAACCCATAAAAGGATCAAGAACAATGTCACCCTCTCGAGATCCTGCAAGAATACATGGCTCGATTAAATCTGGTGGATAAGTTGCAAAGTGAGCGCCCTTGTAAGGTTTGGTTGTAACAGTCCAAACACTACGGCGATTTCTAGTTTCAGGCACATCATAAAATTCAGCCAATCCATTTCCAGAAGCAGCAACATTAGCTCCAGTTGCTTGTCCTCGTGACATTGATTTTGCCCCTAGAGATATTCTCTTTCCTGCATTTGAGGCTGGTTCTTTCATTGCCTCACTATCAAAGAAATACCTATCCGACTTTGATAATAGAAAAATATACTCATGCGCCTTTGTGCAACGATCTCGTACAGACTCAGGCATTGGGTTTGGTTTGTGCCAAATAATGTCTTGCCGGAGATACCAACCGTCAGCACGTAAGGCAAAAGCCAGCATCCAAGGTATGCCGATAAGGTCTTTTGCTTTTACTCCATCTGAAAGTGTCCGTTTCACTGATTTTAAAGTTCCATTCATGCGCGAATCGTTTTTTGGATTGCGAGGTCTTCCGTCATATTTTTCTTTAGCGGCACTTAACCCCCCATGCCCTCCAAGACTCACAATTCCAGAACTTGCATAACTATCACCAATGTTTAGCCATAACGTACCGTCATCAGCTAATACATCCCATACACACCGAAACACCTCGACCATTGCAGCAATGTATTCTTCTGGTGTTTGCTCTAACCCTATCTGCCCTTCATGCCCATAATCCCGCAATCCAAAGTAAGGTGGACTTGTTACACAGGTTTGAACCTTGATACCTTCCGAAGCCCATCTGCGCATTATTTCTCGGCAATCGCCAAATTCAATCTTATTCATTGCGCGAATTTACCTTTATTATCGAAATCCATAGGCATAGCGCCAACCTTCTCTATAAATTGCTGGCTGTTACTATGGTAATAAAGACCATACCACTCCTGAGCCTCACCATTCCTCTGCTTCTCGCACATTAGGTAAGCGTCTGGTTGTGTCTCGTCTACCTGTTCGCCCCGGTTCCTCATGTTCTCTTTCTTTTTATTTCGCCACATTAGGAACACATTGTCTACCTGATCCGAAATAGATCCAGAACCCTTCAAGTCGTTCTTATTCGGCTGCTGTTCCTCATTGACCAGCTTGCGAATATGGTGAACCAAGTGGATGTGTACCGAGTGATCCCTAGCCAATGCCGTTAGCTCATCAATAAAGTTCTTCTGACCGTTAAAGTCATCCTCACCTTTTACGCACTTCATTAGGCTGTCAATAAAGATATGCTTGATGCCTAGTTCCGTAGCGCAATACCTCGCCATAGCAATAACTTTGTCAGTAGACGTTGTTCCCTGTTGATCGTAAAGAAACAATTTGTCAGAAACATAGGTATCGAATCTGACAAAAAGGTTGTGGATATATTTCTCACGGTCATTACTTAGTGGGTTATCTATGTACTCACCAGAAAACTGCCTAACCATACGTTCTAAGGTTTTTTCAGGCTTCATCTCAAAGCTGGCTATGCAAACCTTCTGACCTTGACGGATCAGGTTCAGCGCAATCTGACCAGTTATCAGCGACTTACCACCACCGTTACCACCAGCGTAAACAGTAACTTCACCATCCCTAAACGCAAAACTAGAATGCGTATTAGGCCAAGGCAATACAATTTTCTTATCAGTTTTACTATTTAGATAGTTTTCCTTGATAAGTTCTGACCATTCCGTAGCCCGTTTGACTTTAATGGTCACATCATTAGCGTGTAGATACTTCTCTACATCAATGACTTCTGACTTGATTATTCTGGCTTTTCTAGCCTCGTCTAAATCTATTGCGCGTTCTTCAAGACTCATATTCACCTCTTATTTTGATAATTAACGCCAAGCAAAATTCTAATAATTCAGACATATCACCCTTAACGTAATAATCGTCAGTATTGTCTGGTTTATCAACAAGTCCGAAGTCCATTGCTAATTTAATAATTTCGTCGGTTTTCATTGGATATACCCCACCGCTTCGTTAATTCGCTCAAAAGCCGTTTTAAGCCGTTTTCTGTCGGTGTCTGATACCTGCCTACCTTCTGACAAATCAAACGCCGCTATGCCCGTTAAAAGTGCCTCAAAATGGATTATTCTGAGCAGGTCTGTGGCATAAAATGGTCTGCGCTCGGATTTCTTGGCCTGTGTATCGCTTGTATAGCCTAATTTATTCTCTTTAGGAAACAAGTCTCCGATGTCCATACCGACAGCAGAAACTATTTCGTAAACTGAACATCCACCAAAACACTTGAGCAGAATGCGACCATCGTCAAGGTGTGTGATTGCTAGGCTAGGACTACGATCAGCGTGAGCAGGACAGCAAGCAGTCCATCGGCCTTTAGAGCCTTTAACTTTCTCTAGGCGATTGAGTAGGTTGCCAATCATTTGATCCTCCTGTCGTTCATCCACCATTCATTAGTGCTGCTTGACGCTGTGGCAACTTCATCTTCCCAACGCTTTGCATTAAGCCACGTTGAGGCATGAGGAACAAATTGAATGTCTCTACTGGGTAAACCTTGCTGATTGATTGCTTTAATCAACATTGCTAAAAAGTCATCATCAACTTTTAGCTTTTTAAACGCTTTCCAAGCTGGATCTTTAGCTGTTTTCTTTGGATAGGCTTTCCAGAATTTAAGGAAATTCTCACTATATTCTCTGGTAGTCTCTGTATTTACAGTGTTATCGCAAGGCTTTCTTTCTCGATCTTGCAAACTTTGCGAGATGGTGTGCTTAAGAATTTCATAGTTCAAACGGTAGTACAAAGTGTGATCCCAAGGGCTTTTGCTCCTTTTCTCGGCAATCAAAATACCGGCATCACGAAGACCCTTCAGGATAGAAAATATTGTTCTCTCAGACCAAAAAGGGAACTGTTTTTTCCACTCAGGAATGGTGTTGTAAACCCAGACAAACCCATCATCAGCAACGTCTGCTCTATTTGACCAATACTGAATCTGTTGGATTACGATTGCCTCATTCAACCCATATTTCACGGCTAGCGATGGCAAAACCAATAATGGATATTCATTAATTAGAAGATTGCTCATCCTCATCCTCCTTAATTAATCCACCATTCCACAAAGCAGCCATTTCGTCATAAAAATCAATGACGAGCATTTTTATTTCTTCGGCCTGATCTGGTGTCAAAACTACAGTTACCTCTTTCCCATCAATCACTGAATCTTGCTTTATTACAAGACAGCCAGCACTGCTAATCCAAACTTCAGTTTCTTGAGTTGATCTAAATTTCAACATAGCTTTTTCCAATAAAAAAAGCCCTAGGAGAGACTCTCACCGATAACGGTGTTGGCGGACTGGTAGGCTACCAGCAGAGTCCCTTCTAGGGCTTGCCTAATTCATGCCGCCAAGCACGATTAAAACTATACCTTAACGCCTCTCAAGGTGCAAATCCTGCATACGTTGCTATCTTTGAACTGTTTATTGCTTCGGCTACGTTTACAGCCATAGCAAAACTTAGTACCGAAAGTATTTGAACTCGTTGAGCTTGCTGGTACAGGTTTTAAAGGTTCGCTGCTCAATTGGTTGACCTCTGGGTGACAGTTTGGGCAAGAAGGTTTGCAATGGCTTCCACTGCAACACTGGCGCTGGCTCATTATCGTCTCTCATAACTTGTGACTCCTTATTATCCTGCATTTCTGTCTATCCTCATGGCTAAAGTCAGGGCTAATCTCAGCCACCATACAGGGCAGCTTTGGTGGCATATTATGCACTTTGATAGCCCAATGAATAGCCAATCCACCACAAATAAACCAGAATCCAATTATTAACTTCTCGGCAACTTTCATAATCTCCTCCTGTAGTTAAGCTGCCCATAGATATTGCCCATGTAGAATATTCCTGTCAATTGATATTATTTATCGGCAACAGATAACTAATAGAAATAATTTTGCACACAGTCATCATTTTTGGGTATTATTCACTCACCGCAACACAGCGGCTACTAGGAGATTAATATGAATATCGATGAAATCAAAACAAAGATGGCAGAACTAGAAACTCGTAATGCACACTGGAAAAAGTGCCAAGATGGTAGTTACGAAATGGCCTTAGATGTTGCTGGTTACTGGAAACTTAAAGATCAACTTAAGGAGCTGGAAAATGGAAAACCCAATAATCAGTGACGTTCGCACTCAAGCATATAAAGACGGTATCGCCGAAGGAATGGAAATAGCCCGTCAGATGCTTTGTAAATCGCTAAACAAAGACATTGATTCATATGGCAGAGCTTTGGCTCATGTAGATGTAATGATTATCGAAATGGAAAGGATGAAACGTGAACAAGCTGCTATCAACGAGTGACTGGTTTGCTAGACATCCAGTTTTCTGTGGTGTAATAATGATCGTTCTTTACATTATCTCTTGTTCAATATGAGTAAATCCATACTAGATCCATCATTCAAATATGTTACTGCGTCTAATACAAACATTGCTAAAACCTTTGCAAAGATTCGTAAGGAGCAACAAGCTAAAATTAAGCCGGTACAGCCTATTCAGGAAGTTCGGCAACTCAATATTATGCAGTATAAAAAATTCAATAAAGGGTAAATAATGAGTACTATCAATGAATTAAAAATATTAACTATTGAAGAATTATCAGGTATTTTGAAAATGGAAGTTGGAACAATAAGAACCTTATCAAGCAAGAGCCCAGAATATTTGCCTCCAAGATTTAAAATGCCCGGAAGAGGAAAGCTATTATGGCTTGAGCAAGATGTGATTGAATGGATAAATAATTGCAGAACAAATAAAACTATTGAGGATAAATAATGTCTGAATATCAAGTGTACGCAAAGCTGCAAAAAGCTAGGATGATGTTGCAAGCAGCGCCAATAAAGAAGTCAGGACACAATAAGTTTGCAGGTTATCAGTATTTCGAGCTTGGGGATTTCCTTCCAACCATTAACGAGATATTCAATGAACTTGGACTCTGCTCAGTCATCAGCTTTGATAAAGAGTTGGCTACTTTGCGTGTTATCGATACTGATAACGGTGGGGCTATTACATTTACTAGCCCGATGGCTGATGCTCACCTAAAGGGCTGTCATCCTATACAAAATATGGGTGCTACCCAGACTTATTCTCGGCGCTATCTATACGTAAGTGCGCTAGAGATTGTCGAACACGATGCGCTAGACGCTACAACAGGCTCAGAGGCTCCTAAGTCAGCCAAGCCTATTACTAAAGATGTGTTTGATGGATTATCAGCAGAAGAACAGGAAATGCTTAAAAGTTTTGCTGCCAATGTAAAAACATACATCAACCAAAATAAACTTGAAGATGCTGTTTTATATAAAAAATCTCTTGAATTAGATGCAGATTGGGACACTGCATTTTGGAGCTTGTTTGACTCTAAAGAAAGATCAGCATTGAAACAGGCTAATAAAGCACTTGAAGGCAAATCAACTTAATAGGAAAACTATGGAATACGATAATACTAATCGCGGCATTCTTTCTAAGAATCAAAATAAGACAGCAGATAATCACCCAGAATACTCAGGTTCACTTAACGTTGACGGTACTGATTACTGGCTATCAGCATGGATTAAGGAATCTAAGAAAGACGGTAAGAAGTTCTTTAGCCTGTCAGTTAAGCCTAAAGATGCACCTAAATCTAAACCAATGCCGGAAGAAGATCCTAACGATCCCATTCCGTTCTGATCTACGGAGAGAAAGCAAGCTGGCAGGAGACTTTGGTCAGTTCACTCCTTCTTGTGAGTATCTCCACCTTTTATGGGGAAAGCGGATGCCGAATGCGCTATAGGTAATAACCGAAGGGCAACCGTTCGGGGCTAAGGACGCAGCGAGTACCCACCTAATACGCCAAGCCGGTAGTGGCGAGTAACTCCGGCAGCAGGGGCTAGATCCTCCTTCGATATAGTCTCCAAAATCTAGTGACCCTGCACCAAGACGCATGACCATTGCTGGACTCTTTACGCGAGAGAGGACTAACCCAGAACCGGGAAGCCATAGGATTCTAGATTGCTATGGTAGGACGATGGGAAAAGAGCAGTGGTCAGCCGTGTTGGTCAACCATAGGGGAAATACGTGATTCTTGATGAACTACAAAAACGATTCGACATTAAAAATGACCGTCAGCTATCCATTAAGCTAGGTGTAGCTGCTCCAGTAATTAGCCGACTGCGTAACGGTAAGGCTAAAGTCTCAGCAGAGATGATGATTGCTATCCATGAAGTATTCGGACTGCCTATTGCTGAGATCAAGGAATTGTCTAAATGAGTTGGAACATTGTTGAACTAGACGTAATCCGCTGGGCAGAAGCTAGGGGAATCATAGCTAACTCAGACTCTAAAACACAGATGCTCAAAGCAGTCTCAGAAATGGGGGAGTTAGCCGATGCTATTATTAAACGGGATAGATCTGCTATTGTTGATGGCATTGGTGATGTGCTTGTTTGTCTTATTGTGGTGGGGGCTTTAGAAGACGTAAACCTTACCCATTGTCTACAGTCTGCTTATAACGAGATTAAAGACCGTAAAGGCTACCTCAATAAAGATGGAGTCTTCGTAAAGGATGAGTGACTCAATTAACCCTCAGCACTACCAAGATGGCGGTATCCAGACCATCGACTTTATCGAGGCTAAAGGACTTAATTTTCACCTTGGGAATGTCGTTAAGTATGTATCTAGGGCAGGTAAGAAAGGTGACAGGCTAGAGGATCTGCTTAAAGCTCAATGGTACTTAAACCGTGAAATAGAAAGAATTTCCAATGGCTAGACCTCGGAAGAATCCAAACGATCCTAAGTGGAATGCTCAAAATATTGAACATAATGTGCATATAGAGCCAAATAATGCACATAAATTTAAACAAAAGCCAGATGAATGGATACTACTGTTTTCAGCAGCATTTGGCGGTCTGGTTTCAAGAGGCGGCATGTCTATGGATCAGACCATTAAAACAGCATCACAGTACGCTGATGAGGCTATTAAATTTACTGCTCGGTAAACTAATTTGATTATTAAGGCATTTTCAATAAAAATTTACCGTTCAGGTTATACAGATATAAGCTCACCTCGAAATACTACGTGATCCTCATCCCAGACCTGAAATAACTCTGGAGGCAATAGCTTCCCATCAACAAAGGTTAGGATAGCTCCTCCACTTCTATGGTTGCGAGGGTTATCCTCCGAATATTCGAACTGGTCACCATTAACATCAGCTAATGAGCCTGTATCTACGCCATATCTATCGCCACGATAATCAGACCAAGGCGTAACTTTAAGGGAATGTAAGTGTCCGGTTACGACACTGATACCAGCCTTCATTGTGTTGTTGTAGACCGCATGAATCCCGTTATGATAACGATGCTTAATCATTACATTCTCGTTGACCATAATGCTAGTTGAGAACTTCCAACGTGGGAAATGGTCAGTCAGGTTCATGCCTTCAACGCCTCGCCAAGTATCCCCTACCTGAGCCGCTAAACGAGCGTTAAAGCGCATATCATGGTTGCCCCATGTCCAGTTAAGGGAAGCGCCTTTTGCAGCCTCCTCGACCTCTCCTAGACGTTCCTGACAGGCTTCTAACTCTTGTTTTACAGTAGGAGTAGATCCCCATCCTGAAGCCGGGTGACGAGAGATGCTTGCTCCGTCAAATACATCACCATTCATAACGACCATCCGGGGCTTTAAATCTTTGATGATCTTTACGAATGCACGATGAGCAGTGCTAATAATGTCAGGCCAGTAATGACAGTCAGACCCTACGATAATAATGCCATTCTGTAACTCTACATTGACCCTGATATTATTCTCTGGATACGTAACCTTAAAATCTGGGCTATTCTTTGCTATGCCTTTGAGAATAATCCCATTATCTTTTTCAATACGTCTGCGCCTTATATGAACATTTCTTTCAGAGATTTTTAATATTTTTGATATTTCTGTTGCTGATCCGTGTTTATTCCACAAAGCAATGAATTCTTGCTCTGTGCAAGATGGTTTTCGCATGATCCCCTCTAATTTGTAAAACGATGGAATTCTCCGCACCAGTCATCCCTTGCTACTACCGGGAAAGTGCTATCAAAATCGCTATCGCCCATATTGATTAGGACTGGAGGATAGCGTCTGCATAGCCCAAGATCTTCTTTAGGCTCAATGTCAAAGAATGAGCAAGACTGACAAGCTGGCATACAGTCTTCAGGTATTTTCTTAGCCATTAGGGTTTGTTACTTTTATACTCAGGTTCAGAAGCTAATAATTGAAATGAATCAACCGACCAAGTTCCGTTTCTACCGTCTTCAAAGACTACTAGAATTGCATTACTTCTTCGTGTCCAACAAAACCGAGCATAAGATTCAGTCCCAAAGGCATAACCATCGTTCATTCCTCTAGCGCCACAATACTGGTCTCTAGTCGTAATTACTGTCCAGCCACCTGCATTGTTCTGGAAACCTGCCGCTTCTTCTGCAAAACTATAACAACTAATTAGCGATAAGACAACGGCAAGTTTCTTCATGCTAGCCTCCTAAATAAATGGCTCTTTCATCATTACGCCTCTTTACAAGTCCCGGTAATACTTTCCCACCGCCTCTTGTGTACTTTAGGAACTCTTGAGCAGCACCCTCATAGTCACCTCGATTATGCTTCTGCCTTAGCGTACTTCTCTGCAAAGCACCTAGTCCTACATTAAAGGAAAAGCTGACCAGCGCATCCAACTGGCCTTGACTAGCAATAACAGGACAATACTTGGATACGCCTCGTACAAACCGAGCAAGATCGGCCTTAAGAATCTCATCGACTTCCTCTTTAGAGAAGATACGGAAATGCTCTATCTTTAACGGGAATTGCATCCGTTCAGCCATAGTCAACTTACCCTGCTCTGGGTACAGAACATGACCTACGCCAATAGTCCATAAAGCAGCAGGACAGCGGTAAGGCTTATACCGTGTGCCCTCATGATGAGCAATCATCTTTAAGGCTTTGTCACTAATCATTTGCCAAAAGCCCGACCGCCAAAGTGGAACGCTATGATAGAAGCAAACAGAGCTTGAGTCTCATCATCCCAGAGCTGATCTGCCATCTCTTTAAACGATACGCCAGCCTCAAAGCCCTTGTAAGCCAGAACTGCATCCAAAGCACACAGCAGGAAAAAGAAGCCATAAGTAATCACAGGACGTACCGAAGCACGTAGATTCTTCATCCACTGGCTAGTTCCTTCACTGAGCTTCATATCGTGAGCATAAATAGCCTGTAATTCAGCCTGTTGAGCGCCGATTAGAGCCACTTTCTCATCAGAGGCAGACTGCACCTTTATCTCGTCTAGCTTGACTTCCTCGATACGCTGTTGAGCCGCATAGCCTTCTTTAGCCAGAGCTAACTCACGCTCGATCTGGACTTTAGCCAGCTCTAGTTCGTGTTTCTTGTCTGACTTATCCTGAAAGAAGTCGAGTATCTTTGGCAAGCCGCCAATTAAAAACGATGTAAAAGTCGATAATAGAGTAAGCATCAATCCCCCAAAGTAAACATCCAAACAATACCAATTATTATCAGTACAGAAACTATACCACCTAGTGCTATAGCAAACATATCTTGTATAAATTGAACCTTTTTAGCCTTCTCTCGTCTAGCAGCCATCTCCAAAGCCTTGAGATGCAGCCTATGGTCTACTTCTCTCTGCCGACGATCTGCCCTAAGTTTCTCTAGCCGACCCATGAACTCGTCATACAGACCGGGCTCCTGAAACTGGTAGATAAACATTTCTTTAAGGTCTTTGTAGAACTGCTTTAGCTGCCTCTCAGCAACCATCATTTCAATGACTATCTCGTAGTCACTGCGAGTGTCTTCATGGCCTTCTGTTGGGTTCTCTTGGAGTTCTTTAGCGTGTGCTATGCCTTCTTCTGCCTTGCCAGCAGATGAAAAAAAACTGGTAAGCGCTCCTAATGATTCATGAGCAGACTTACCAGCCTCAGCGCACTCTCTGATCTCGTCAAACGCTTCTTTAGCGACATCAAAAGCAGCCTTAGCCCCTTTGATTACCATCAGGGCTGTGGCTACTTCTATCATTTAGGCAGTGTTCCGTTCCCAGCCATCCAGAACAATAGACCTAATGCACCAGCGCCTACGATCCAGAATATCTTTTTAACGACAGAGCGACCAACTTCCTCGTAAATCTTCTTGAAAGCTACTTCTGCGGCACGTTCCGCTATCGCTTCAATCTGGTCATCAGAGAGAGGCACTTTTTCCATGATTAGGCCTTCATAATATAAGCAAGGGCGTAGTACGGAGGCAGATTAGCGTTAGTCCCGCTAGAGCCACTAGAATCAGTTGTAAAAGTATGAGAGTGGGAAGCATTAAAATTAGCTTGTCTATTGTAAGCAGTGGAGCCAGTTCCTCCATAAAAAGCCTGTCCTTGATCGCTCAAAGATACAATCCCAGATGCGCTCCCGAATGGTTCTTCTACATTGCGAAGTGTTCCAGTAAGGCTTGCTGTAGATGTTGATCCTGTATGAGTATGGCTTACAACAATAGCGTCAGCAGAACCGCCTGTACCAGCAACAGAGTATGTACTGCCAGCACCAACGATAAACCGATTCCGTAAGTCTGGAGTGCTATTAGAACCATCGCAAATCAACCAACCACTAGGGATAGTAGCTACAGAGCCAGACCACATGACGATAACACCACTAGGAATAATATCTCTAACAAACGCAGTCGTAGCAAACTTAGTGCTATCGTCAGATACGCTGGCAGTTGTACCAGTAGCTGTACCAGTAACGGTTAAGTTACCGCCTACGGTAAAGTTATCGCCATCAGTACCAGACTGCATGTCCTTTAGCTGTGCCATAAGCTCACGGATAGCATTGTTAATGCCACTAGGAGCACATCCTTCAGCAATGTTAATACCACCTATGTCAGTGTTATTAGCCGCTGTTGCGCTGTATTCGCTAACCTTGTTCTTTGCCATGATTATCTACCCATCAATAGGTTAATTTCTTCTTCTGTAACAGGTTGTTGAGGAGAAATAAGTCCTCTTGTCATCAATGCCTTAGTTGCTGGTTGAGCCTTTGGCTGTAATCCACCAGTACGCATAAAATCAGCAAGATTTTCAATAGCCGATTGACGCATTTTAGTCGCACCAAATCTTGCGCCAGTAGCACCTAATGCTAAAGGCACACCAATATAAGGATTAATAACAATAGCACCACCCGGCAAAATACTACTTACCGGGCCAGTAGGAGAAAAACGACCAAAAAACTTTAACAGATTTTGAGTTGTTGTACCTTTAGCCGCAGCAAGAATCTCATCTTGTTCAGCTTGAGTAAATAGGCGCATTTTATTTTTATTTTTAGCCAAATTTCTAAGCTGTTGCGCCATTGAATTTTCAGCGCCAGATTGAGTAAATTTACTTTTATCTAATTTTGCATTAGCAAGCATCTCATCAAAGATTTCTGCTTTCTTAATTCGTGAATATGTATTCCTAGCCTGTTCCCATGCAGAAGTTCCAGCCTTATTGCCGGCACCTACAATTTCAGTTTTATCAGCATTTAATACATAATCATCAAATCGATCTTTAAGTATTGATGCTAAACGTCTTTCAGAAGGATCAGAGCTTGCCTGAACATTTTGTATCATTTTCCTAAGAGACTGAACTTCAGTAAAGTCTTTAGGCATATTTACATTTTGCATTTCTCTAAATACAGCCTCAAGTTTAGGATAACCAGTCGGCGTATATCCTTCTTCTCTCATGCCCAAAGCAATCTGACCCATTCTTGAGCCAAATCTATTTGGGTTAAATGAAATACCTGAATCTTTAGCTTGTTGAAATGCAGCAGTAGATTGAGCCTCTAATGTAGTCTTAGAGGGGCCTTGTGGACGAGTGCCAGCAGCAAAAGGAAGGCTAGTACCAATGCTAGCAAACATACCAGCAATAGGGCCATAATCCTCTCCTACCTTTTGGCCTACAGCAGCAGAAGGAGCAGCAGCAGCTAATTGTCTACCCGGCTGTTGAGCCATTTGATTAGTAATACCTCTACCAAATTCAGTAGTTGCAGTCCTTGCGACAGATGGCAATGTAGTCAATTGAGCAGTAGTTCCGCCTAATGCGCCACCAGCAGCCTGAACCATACGTTCACGAGTATTCTCAGGAACAGGAAGACCGAGTTGTGTCAAAAGACCTTCAACAGCACCGTAGGGAGACGGAATCTGATAATTTTGCGGAAGTATTAAGTTAGCACCCTGCGTAGCAATTTCTGCTAAAGGAAGTGTCAATGATCCAGCCAAAGCTCCCGGTGGCCCACCGAATGCAAACCCAAGACCAGCACCAGCAGCCACAGGAGCAGCACCTCTAGTTGCAAGACCAGCGCCCCTAACAAATTCTTCGCCGAGACCTCTTGGTTGAGACGAGATGGTTTGCTGCCTAGAATATTCTTCTAAGCCAGCAGTAGATACCTTATCTAATTGACCTGCATTGATGTATTCAAGATCTTTAGTAGAAATTTTGGACAGATCCATTATCGGTTCCCTCCTTTTCTACGATTCAATTCTTGTTGGACAGGATCCTGACCAGAAGTCCTAGTTGTACTTACTGCCGGTGTAGTAAGTATTTCGTCAAACTCACCGTTATAGCCAAAGGTTTTAGAATATTCTACTGGGATATTTTTAAGGGATCTATTAGCAATAGCCAAGTAATTATCTAATTGTTTAATAAATTCATCTTTATTCATACCAACAGAAAGAGAAGCTCTAATTCTAGAAAGAGCATCCATTTCCTTTTCTGTAACGCTACCAACAGCACCACCAGTTGGGCTAGCATCTCTCATTGCTTGTATTTCGCTAACAAATGTTCTTGTCAAAATATTTTCAAGCAAAGCATTTGCTGTTTTTGCATCTTGGTCTATAACCACGCCAGCAATAGTGCCACCAAGCAATGGGGAAAATCTGCCAGTCAGCGCATCAATATATTTAGGATTATTTTTTAGTGCTTGAGCAGCGTCAAGAGAGTCTTTGATACTTGTAAGAGAATAATTAACAGCACTTTGCAATGGAGCCTGTTTTTCTCTTAACTCCATTTTTTTCTTAGGAGAATACTTAGAATCAGGCTGGTTAATCAAAGCATCTTTATTATACGAATAAAGGGCTTTCGTCTGTGGTGGAGCATTCTCAGGAGCTGCAAATTTTGGCGCAGATTGAGTTGTTGTCTGTACATTAGTTGTACCAGCAGTTGCAGCAGCAGTAGTTTTTGCTGGAGCAGTAGTTTTAACAACAGTAGGCTCCCTAGTAACAGCAGGTTGAGGAGCAATTTCAGTAGTAGTAGTTCCGCCAGTAATAAAACTAGCTTTACCAGAAGGCAAACCTACACCAGCGCCTGTTTCAAACTGAAGCTGTCTATTTGTCTGTTGCAACTTAGCTACCTGCTCTGCATTAGGCGCATTTTCAAAACGCAATATCTCAGCAAGTTGCTCGCCATTAAGTTGCGCTCTATCAGTAACTCCAAACTTCATTTGAGCAAATAGAGCCGTATTTCCTTCTAGCTTTCTGCCTTTTTCATCTTCTTGCAGTCTTGTGTAGAATCTTTCAACAGAAGAACGAATGCCAGAAGCATCAAGAGTACCTGTCTGTGCCAATTTCTCAACAGCGTCAATTTCTCCGTGATACTTTTTAGGTAAACCGTCTTTTATAGATTTAAAGTCGTATTCCATAGCTGCAAGGCGGTTCATGTCCTTTTGCAGCGTTTCTTTTCTACCCTCAAGAATTTTAATTCTGTTATCTGCGGCTTCGGTATTTACACCAACTAAACGATCAATTTCAGAATTGATGCCATCCATTTTTAATTGCAGTTGACCAGCTCTGCCACGATCAGCAACAACTGTCATAACAGGTTTTCCCTCTGCATCAAATTGCGGAGTTTGTTCTGCTGGAGGCTGAACAACAGGAGGCTCAAGCTGCTTACGAGAAGCACGCTCCATCAGCTCCTTTGCTAGTCCTTCATTTTTTAGAGCAGAAGCTCTAAAAGCCCTATTGCGCAACTCATCAACTGATTCGTCACCAGTCAATTTCGACAAATTAGTAAGCTCAAGCACATCGGCTTGCTGCATATACGAATCACCAATTGCTTTAAAGTTAGGGCCACCAGCAAGGTATCTTTGACCCAAATTCCTATACTTCTCTGGAGTATCTATCTTTCCAGTATCACCGGGCATTCCTTCAAGTCTTCTTCTGAGAGCGACTTCTTCAGCGAATTTACCTTGGTCAATATCAGCCAAGTATGCAATATCTGGATTAGCAAGCTTCGCGGCTTGAATAGCCTTTAATTTATTTATCCCTTGCTGTTGTGTCAGCGCTGCACTTTGCAATTGCTGTTGCTGGACAATGTTCTGAATACCTTGCTGATAAGCACCACCAGCAGCACCAAAACCGCCAGCCAATGCACCAAAGATATTCTCAGCAGCAGAGCGTCGTGGGCCAATACGACTCATACCTTGAGCCAATGCCAAACCTGCACCTAGCAGACCTTGGATATTCGCTGTCTTTTGCTGTTGCGCTAACTGCTGAGGCGTTATAAGCCCCATAGTCTGCAAGCCCTCGTAAGACGTAGGAGCAGCAGCACCAAATACGTTAGGGATGTAATCTGTAATTGCCATATTCCACCTAGATCAGCGAAACTTTAGGAACGCCAACTTGATACTGTGGCATTTGCACTTGCGAAGGACTACCACGCATTAGACCAGCAGGAGCAGGTTGCTGAGGCTGTTGCTGCAATAGGCTTTGAGCGCCTTGCATTGCCATTGACGCAAGAACTGGGTTTTGTTGTGCATACTGACCAACTTGACCGAATCTTTCCATCATCGTAGGGCTACCGCCTTGACCATACTCAACGCCTTCCATTCCATAGGTCAATGGTCTTTGAATAGCACCAGTTTGAGCTAATCCTTGACCCTGCATTGCAGCACTAGTTTTTGGAATTGCACCACCAAATAAACCACCTTTAGCAGCTTCAGCACCGATTACGCCACTAGGGCCAGTGGTTAGATTAGCAGCTTGCATTGCAGCACTGGGGCCAGTTGTATATGCCTGAACTGCACCAACAGGTAAAGAACTGCCAGTAATAGTAGTGGATCCAGACAATGCGCTAGGCAAAACACCAGCAGCGTCATCAGCGAAAGAGAAAATATTAGAAAGACCATTTGTCCCCATAAACGCACCACCAGCGCCACCAAGAGCGCCACCAAGTAATGCACCTTGAATAGGGTTTTTACGGTTAGTTGCGGCACCAATAGCCGAACCTAAAAGAATTGCTTCTCCGCCACTCATTATTTGCCTCCCTGCGGTGTAGCTGTAGTCTTAGTCTCCAAAGGAGCACCATAAAAGACGTTAGCAGCCTGTTGCAGACGTTGCATCGGAATATCCTGAGCCGCTAGTTGACCTTGCAGAGCCTGTTGAGCGTAACCTTCCTGAGCCTGACCAGCTTGAAGCAAACGCTGAATATCAGCATAGTCAGCCTGAGCCATTTGAGGAGCAGCCTGAGCAGCAGCCATCTGCCTAGCACGTTCTGCTTCAGCCGATTGATATGCCAGTTGACCACCCTGCTCTGCCAAGGAACGAGCAAAGATGTCCTGAGCCTGACCTGCTTGCTGACCCATAGCAGCCGATCCATAACGACCAGCAGAAGATGCCTGAGATTGCAGGTTTTGAATGTTCCTAGTGTACTGTTCACCAGCGAGACGATTAGACTGCTCCAAAGCACCCGCTAGAAATGGATTAACGCCTCGTCCTTGAATCGTAGCTAGTTGTTCAGCCTGTGCAGCACCAACCAGAGGAGAGCCCATCTGAGCTCGTTGTGCGGCTTGCTGGATGGCTTGCTGAGAGAATGCTGACTGTTCAGGAGCCAATGTAGCAGGAGCCTGTGGCATACCCTGATACAGACGTTGAGCCTCACCCAGAGAATAAGTTATATATGGCTTAAACTCCGGAGCTATTTCTGTTCTGGTCTCTTGTGTACCACCGCCGCCACCACCCATATTACACCTCGCATATCCATTTACGAGGACGGAATCCGTATGCTCTAGCCCTACGTTCCCATCCCGGCCTATGGCTGGAAAATGTTAAATATTTAACATTAGCATCCCTAGCCATACTTTTGATAAATTGTAAACCTTTTTCAACCACTTGATAATCATTTTCTAACGTCCAAGCAGCCCAGACATGGAGTTCTTGCCCCATTGGCTGAAGGATAAAGAAGCCATAAAAATGGTTGTTCTTAAGGACTACCCAAAGCATCGCCTTTTGATTGAAACAGTCGGTGTATACATCCTCAACTATCCAATTCTCAGGACTTTTAGTTTTAATCTTTTCTAGGCCGGGCTTAATAAAAGCCCACCATTTTCTTAGGTCATCGACCGGGATATATTTAAATTCTGTCATCCGACGATTATATAACCGTATGTCTTATCCGCAGTATTATTAGCCCAATGACTTACCGTAGCTTGCCCCTGTTGTTGGCTAGAAACATATAGATTCGTTGTAGCCGATGGAGCAATATAGGACGCAGTGATAATCGCACTAGGAATCGATGGTCTATCTGGGCTTGAACTTGTTGGGTATTGCTCTAATGAAACTCCAGTATCCGTTGTTCTCCACATGACCTCAACGTAATCACCAGCACTCATCTCAAGAAAGAAATTCATTGCTGCAATTAAGTGAGCTGGATCGCCAGTGCTTTTCCTAGCTGGCATATGAAACCGGCTATTTGACCCAGCAACATTAGTCCCATTCTTCTTAAACCAAATATCTACGTCCTGACCGTCATTCGTTGTATTCTTGTATTGCAATGAAAACTGGATGTTATATATCCCATAATTCCTGACATTTATTCGGGAAGTATTGGAAACATAAATACCGTTAGAGTAGTCTGTTGTATTTAATGCAACGGCATAGGCTGTAGTGGTACTAGCCGCAGTCTGGTCTGTAGTGTCCTGAAACGCTCCGTAAGGCGCTGAATCAGCCTCAGCAGCATCAGATACCGGAACGAAGAAAATCAGGCTGTCGTAGCCTATACGCTCGTCGTAGAGGGTGGTTGACGTGGCATTGCTGGTAGCTAGCGTTAAACGACCCGTATTATTGGTCTTTCCGTCCATAACACCACGAACGACCTCAGCGACTGACCGTTGATCGCCCCCAAATGGCGGTAATGTACGAAACTGAGTCATCGATTACCCTGTTTAACGACTTCTACCTCTAAACCAAAGGCTGTTTCCCAGTTTGCCCCTGTTGGAGTGAGTCTGAGCCTGTGATATTCACCGTTAGACCGCAAGCTAATGCGGTTTTCAGCGTCTGCTGGCACATCTGAGCCAAATTCCACTTGATCTGAGAGTAAATCACGGCTTGAAATAGCTACTGAAGCACTGCCTTTGTCCACAATCGGCTTAACTAGCGTCACTGTAGAGCGTCCAATATCAATATCACCCGTTGATATGTTCGCTGTCTTAGGCTGACCTGAGAATGCAATGATCTTTGTGCCAGAAACACCCGCAAATAGCAGTTGTCCACCGGCAAACACACGAGAATCCAGCGGAATATCTAGCGCATCAATGCTTGCATTATAGTTATCGACCTGTTCCAACGTAGCAGATGGAGTTAATACATAAGCAACGCTGGTAGCAGTGGTATCTGTGTACGACCACTTAGCCAAATCAATGGAATACATCAGCAGATTCTTGCCGCCAAACGTATTATTGAATTTCCAAATAACTAACTTGCGTATTGGATCAACGGTAGCGCTCATTCCTGTAAATATTTCGCTAGGAATGGCATTATCAAAGAACCAGCGATTTACCTTCTCTACGCCGATAGCTTTAGTTGTCTGACCATCACAAGCGTAGAAACCATCATCAGCTAGGAAATACGTCAGACCACCGTACTGAGCAATAGAGCCATTAGAGATACATCCTAATGACCTAGAAATAGCGTCAAACTGGAAAAAAAGCGGGGAGCCTGTATAGCTCATCCGATATATGGCACGTTCTAAGAAGATCAGCCCATATTCGCCACCCGCTAAACCTGTAATATCGCCACCGTCAGGCAATATCTGGGAGTCTGATTGTGATGCAGCACTAGGAGTCCAGTCTGTCTCATCGTTAATGTCAGACCAGTACACCTTGTTAGAATCTGACCCGTCATTAGCGGCAACCACAAAGTCACGAACTACCGTCACATACTTAGCCGTAGGAGCAGCAGCAGCCAAGTCAGTTACATAAGTAGAAACACCTAATTCATACGATTGCAGCTTATCCTGACCATTAGCCAGAATCATTTTGCTGCCGAACTGGGTTACATCCCAACCCTCAACCGCTGTATATCCAGTGGTAGTCAAAGCATCCAAGCTAGCATCAGTAGAGTCAAACTTATAAATCTGAGTAGCGCCAGCAGCAAATAAATTCGTAGCACCACCAAACTTACCCGCAAAGGTAATCAGCAGTGTCTGAGCCGCTGCATCTGAATAATCAGCCTCACTAGGGAATGAAGCATATCCGTTAGCAACTGGATAACAGTTCTTTGCGTCTGTTACCGCACCTGTTACACCCGGCTGATCTGGCAACCATTCACCAAATAGAATCTTTTGCATTACTGCCTCGACCAAGTATTAGAACCAGCATTCTGCTGTGTCCATGTGTTAGAGCTACCAGCAACCGGAGTCCATGTGTTTGAGCCAACCACTACCGCAGTCCATAAATCACTACTCGTTGTAACATTAGACCAGCTATCAGTTTGAGGAACCACATCTGACCATTCCTCACCAATAATCTGACCTGTTGCAGCACATACCGCTACGGCTTGAATAGAGCCGTTTCCAGCCCATATTGCACTAGGATAGGCAGACACACTAGCTAGTGCGTTAATCGCCGCAAACCCCTCGTAAACAACGCCACCGATGGCTGTGACAGTGGCTACTCCAGTAACGCTAGCAGATGCACTTAAAACCCTGCTTGCTGATGCCGTTAATGTTGCTAATCCAGTAACTGCTGCATTGCCAAACTGAATCCTTGTGCCATCTGCTGTAACTGTTGCTAATGCACTAACACTGCCTGTTGCGAATTGTACTCTTGAACCAAATACGGAAACAGTGGCTACTGCCGTTACCGAAGCACTCCCAAACTCAAGGATTGCATCGCCTTCAGCATAGCCATAATCCCAATAGTCATAGAGTACGTATTGAAGACTCATTATTCGTACATGATATTGATTGTTCCTGCATCAAAGGTGTCTGTGCCGTTGACTGTGGTGATGCGAATACGGTCTAGTGTGCCAGATAATGTTTTACTTCCGCTTCCAACAATTCCTGTAGCTGAGTTTGTTTGCGAACTAACGATTGAAGCAACCCACAAACCCGTTGATGAATTTAACAAGCAAAGAGTAATAATTGATTCAAGAACTGTAGCTGCCGCAACGCTTGGAGAGATAAAAAATCCGGTTGAATTAAGCGTATTTGTAGTGTTAGCAAGCCAAACGGATCCAGTATAAGACGTTGCTTGTATGCCTCCACTTGTGCCTAACTGCACAATTGGGTTACTTGACCCATTTGTGCTTAATGCTGAACACATCACCGTAATCCGTTTTGCCGTACTAGGTATACCAGTAAAGTCAACGCTAGTGCCTGATGCTGTAACAGCCGTTCCGCTAGTAGGAGCGTCTGTCATTCCTATTTGTACTTTAGTTAATGGCATGATTAGTCCTGATTAGCGGAAGACACAAACTAATGCGTAAGTTGGGTCATATTCGCCAGTTATCCTCCCGTCAGTTCTTAATATGACAGAACTTGTTGTGGGAGTTGTTCCGTTTTTAATACCCATATACCCACCATCGTTATTTGCATCAGCAGCACTTGTAGCTGTTGAGATTGCATAATTAGCATCAGCCATCGCAGTAGTAAAGTTGACAGTGTAATCACCAGTACCATTGTCAGTAATTGACGATACGTTACCACTGGCTCTAATTGCTACTGTTCCAGTACCGTTAAAATTAACCCAAGCTCTTGCACTGTACGATGGTGCGCTACCTGATGCAGTCGTTAAACTAGCTACACCATTCCAAGTATTATCCCCACGTAAGAAAGTCGTACTGCTAGGACTACCTGTTGCGCTTAGTTGCGATATACCAACAGTACCAGCATTAGGCACACCAACAATAGAAGGAAGACCTAGAAACAAGACAGCAATGTTATTTGTGCCAGATGGCGGAGCGCCTGTAAACGTTAGTGTTGAGCCAGATACAGAATAGGTATTCGGATTCTGTACCACGCCTGATACAGCTACAACAATAGAAGTCGTACTAGCTGGCGCATAGGTCAGCGTGAAAGCCGTAGTTGATCCGTTACCGCTGAACTGATCGAACGGGAATGATGCTGTTGTTGGTTCTGCGCCGATGTAGCTCATTATTTGACCTTGTTAACGGAAGACTGAAGCATTTACGTATGTTGGGTCAAATGTTCCGACTCCATAAACACCAGTATTTATTCTGGCAGCAGAAGTTGTTGGTGCAACATTCGCTCCAGTTGAGGCATTTGTAAATACTGTTGTGCCAATAAAATTATTGGTTCCGTTAGATGAACAAGTTGTATTTACAGAATAGTTAATGTCAGCCATCGCAGTGGTGAAATTGACCGTGTAATCCCCAGTGCCATTATCCGTAATTGAACTCACATTACCAGACGCTCTGATAGCTACCGTACCAGTACCATTAAAGTTCACCCAAGCACGAGCACCATAGATAGGAGCGCTACCATTCTGTGTGCCATCTAATGATGCTGCGGTAACGTAGCTAATAGCCATTTAGATCCCCAGTGCTTCTTTAATCTCGTCCGGTGTTTCTGCTGCATCAATACTGGTCTGGATAGCTGCGTACTTGTCACGGATAGCTTGACGAGCAGTCTCAGCACCGTCTGCTTGACCGGGAATCTGCTTGGCTATAGCTTCGTCGTAAGGCTTGAATTCTTCAGCCCTAGCAGCACGACGCATATCGTGACCAATGTTCTTAGCTTTAGTTAAGTCGATGGTAATCATTGTTGCAATCCTTTATATCTTTGACCACGTTTTGCTGGCAAAGTTACTGCATCATAATCATTCCAGCCGTATGAAACCCTACTCATAACAGTTGATGGTTTTAGACCATTTTCTTGAGCCCATTGTGTAAGTGTTTTCGTTACGCCATCAATAGTAACTTTATGATTTAAAACTTTGTTGTTGTTTTGCTGCTCTAATGTTTCCCACCGCACATTATTTGGTTCATAGTCACCATCATTATCAATTCGACCAAGAGAATGTTGCTCAGTTGGTTGGTCACCCAAATCTGCATAAAAGTTTTCAAATAGCTGCCAACGCTCACATACCTTGATACCTCTGCCACCATAACGATGCCAATATGTATTTGAAGTGCTTGTGCATCTTTGCTTCATGCCTTCCCATATTGAGTAAATTTTAGTTCTACTCATGCCATGCTTTGTGTTTCTTTCTGCTGCATAACAACCACAAGAAATGCTTTTATTATTTATTAAATTATAACTAGACACTTTTTTTGTTGTGCCGCATTTGCAAATACAATTCCAATAACTTTTTCCAGCATAATCGGAAACAAGCCATCTACCAAAACTTTTATTTGATAAATCTATTAACTTCACTGGCTAACTCCAGATGGAGAAACAGTTTGGTCAATAATCCAAGCAGACCTGAACAGGCGGTCTGATGGAATGTCTGCTACATCAACGATCCAATATGGAACTCCACCGCTAGGCACATCCTTAGCAGCGATTTGCTCAATGGTTAAGCCACACTCAGCGGCAGGAACTATGACAGCGACACCGCCGTCATCTGTAGGAAAAATTATGCGTGAGTTCATGGTTGTCCTTGTTAACGGAAGATGGCTACTTCTACAGCTTCAAGATCAGTCAATGCCGTGGTGCTGTTTACAAAACACACAACTCTAGCAGCAGATGCAGACGTTGGAGCAGATGCAGTTCCATTGTTAAATCCTTGTGACGCAGATAAAGGCAAAGTATTTGCCCCAGATGATTTTACTGCGTAATTCGCATCGCTCATAGCAGTCGTAAAGTTGACTGTATAGTCACCCGTACCGTTATCCGTAATACTCGATACATTCCCACTAGCCCTGATAGCGACTGTACCTGTTCCGTTAAAGTTTACCCATGCTCTAGCAGCGTAAATAGGCGCTGATCCACTCTGAGCACCATTTAACTTTGCAGCAGTAATGTTTGCGTCTGCAATCTTGTCTGTTGTAACTGCGCTAGTCTGAATCTTTGCGGAACTTACCGTTAGATCGCTAGGCGTAATCGTCTGCAATGTAGTAGACAGATACCGCACATAAACATTATTCGTACCGCTAGATGGAGCTGGAGAGATAGTTAGCGTAGTCCCAGATACCGAGTAATTCGGTGGATACTGAACGACATTATTAACGACAACCTGTACATCATTGACCGAATTAACGAGCCTTGACAGCGTGAAATTCGTAGCCGAGCCTGTTCCATTGAACGAGTCCGTTCCAGCGATAAAGCTCTGTGTCGTTGGAGTTGAGCCAAGATACGCCATTAAGAAATCTCCAGAACAGATGCCACAACATCCGCACTAGTAGCTGCACTTGTTAATACTTTGAGAACATCTGCTGCTTCTAGTACAACCTTCTGATCTCCACCAACCACAACTAGCGAACCACCAACCGGGACAACACCTGACTTAATCAGGTAGTAATCAACCGAGCTAGATGTAATGTATACGTCAGTCGTAATAGGCGATGCTGAAGTATTAGCAACAGACAACCCAATAACTGTAGTCTGTGTAGCAGATGGGCAGGTATAAACTGTCGCTGCTGAAGTACCTACATCTTTTGAAAAGTAATTCTTGAAGGTATTAGACATAATTAACCCAATGCAATCGCCAGAGCTACAGCAGTTCCAGCAGGATCAACTTGCAAGTTTGTTTGCGCTCCTGCTACCGTACTAGCACCAGTGCCACCATCAGCAACCGCTAAATCCGTAATCCCTGTAATCGAACCACCAGAGATAGTCGCACTTAGTATTATAAGACTGCCAACAGTGTCACCTGATTGTATCTTGTCTGTGTTTAAATTGACAAAGTTTGCATCTACCTCGTTATGAGTAAGCGCACTACCTTTGCCAGCCCGTGTAACGATAGTAGACATTTATCTTCCTTAGCTCAGGTTCACAGACAACGAGCCGATAGCAATCTTGAAAATATCGCCAGTATCAATCGTCTTGGATACGTCCAAAGCAGTGTGATACAGCAGGTTACCGCTAGTAGAAGCGTCCAGAATACCGATATAGGCTACGGTTCCCCATGATCCTGTGGCTTGCGGGAACTCAACCGCAGCACTGTTGGTACTAGTGCCATTGCTGGGAGAGCCAAAAGTAACAGCAGTCCGAGCATAAGAACCACCAGAAACTTCTGTACCAGTATTAGCATCTGTAGGATCGCTTGTGTAAAGACCGACATAAACAGTCGCAGGGCTTGTATAGCTCGTGTTACGCAACGTGGCGTTAATTAGCGCTGTCTCTAAAAAATTACTCATTTCTGCCATGACTACTCCTCGAATTTGTTTCTTTTGCTGCGGTTTTCAAACTGGGTAATAACTCTTAAATTCCAAGGAACGTGTAATCCACATACGTTTTTACCCATTAAAGGAACTATGTGATCTACCTCATATTTAGTCCTAGTTTCCTTAGTTTTTAACCTAGCCTCAATGTAAAAATTTTGTATCTGTTCTTTTAATGCTTCATTTATCCATGTAGGTACAGCATTTCGTTTTGCTGCCCTTGCTAATGCTTGCCAAGAAAACTTTGTATATTTTGTTTTCTCATAACATTTTTTAGCTATTGCTTTATATCTTTCCTTGTTCTTGTTTTGCCATTCGTTGGCTTTTTTAATCTTATATTCTTTGTTTTTTTCATAGTTATCATAATGATATTACATTGCTTTAGCACGTTCTGATTCAGCATTTTTATCGTACCATTTTTTTTTGCAACTTTAGCGCAATCCTTGCACCAGCGATGCAACCCATCCTTATTTGCAGCACATTTAGAAAACATCTCTAAAGGCTTACTAACATTGCATTTTGAGCAATGTTTCACAGATTTACCTCACGTTATAAGACATTGACATAGGTTGACCACTGTACTCACTAGACTGGTCAGATGTATTGATTGCAGTGATTGCACGCTCATACAGAGCAGCCCAAGTCTGAACCCTTGCATCATTCATCAGATACGGCTCTGCCTCAGCCAAAGACGCATACAACAGCGCATCAGGATAATTTGCAAGGAATACGTTAGAAGCAGTGCTGTCACTCAATACGGTAGGCTTACCGTAGTACAGCATTTGCAGTGTGTATGATGTGTCTGGAATCGGGGCTAGCTGCATCTCAGAGCCAAGCACCGTGTAGTCCACTGGCTTACCACTCTCAGTAGCCCTAGAAGTCTCGTAGAAGCTGTTAGGAGCCTTGTAGCGCAGGGTTGTAACCGGAGTCGTGTTGAGATGAATATCGCGCATCTCTAGGAAGTCTGTCGGGAGTCCAACAGTTGAATCACCGCCAGTAGTTGTTGCCGTAGCCACAACCAGCATCTGACGGGTTCTAATATCTCGCTGTAACCGTGTCTCAGCTAGTCGGATAAAGTCAGGGATAACCGACGTTAGATCGCTACGAGCAAGGTAATTTGCTATCGTAGTCTTTAGTTCCGAGTAGCTAGTAAACGCCATGTTATTCCTCTAATTGCTCAAAATCTTTCCAGCCATACTCGTAAGTGCCAATGTGCCGGATGTGCATCGATAACTCATGGTCTACATACGTCTGAAAGCCCTCAGAACCGGCTTTAACGCAGAAATAGACATCCTCACCACATACACCACTACTACCCCAGCCAGCATCAAACCAAGGCCGTCCTGTCTTCTCAAATACCTCTTTGCGGATCATCACAGCACCAAAGCCAACCGCTGTCACTTCCTCAATCCCTTGTTTGCCGCGAGAGTCTATGTTTTCCCACTTATGCACCAAGGTTTCGCCATCCATGTACTTCGTCATTAACTTAGCCGTAGGTGTCACCGGCTTGCGTCTTGTTGTAGCATTCACCCCAACAATCGGCACATTACGACTTAGCAGAATTGTAATTATGTCAGGCGGGAATCTCATGTCACTGTCGATAAACAGGACAGCATCACAGCCTTCCTTTAAAGCAACTTCTGCCAACTTCTCACGCTGGTCAAAGATCAAGGTTCCCGGCATTGTGTAAAGGCTTAGTCCACCTTTACCGTCCTTGCATCTAACGGAAGCATCGTGTGCTGCCATCTTTGCGAAGTCGAAAGCAAAACCTGTATGAACCTCATCCCGGCATGGGACACAAACACCAACTCTCATATTGTTCCTCGATACGTTTTCCAGATAGCATTTTCAGGATCGTTTAGCCATTTAGCAAATCCAACATCATCCACGACCTGAAATCCCTTCATTATTCCACGTTGATTAAGTACATCAATCACCGTGAATGGGATTCTAGCTACGTGATGAAGTTCGTTTAAATGACCTTTGCGCTGCTTATCAAAATCTAATTGAGCTTTGTTAGCCTCAATGATTTCGGTAACGTCCTGTTTTGTTTCGATGATTATGCCGCCATCACCGTCTGCATGTACTGTCTGAGTCCGTATCGGGTTGCTCATAAATTCCTTAGTTGTAGGTAGCCCCCACCGTTAGGCAGGGGCTATTTGCTACTTAATTACAGAGACATATCAAGGTCAGCGATAATGCCGTGAGCAGCCTCGTTCTTGATTTCAATAGTAACTTCAGCCAGAAGCTGAGTATTCTCGCTATCGCCGGTCTTAGCCAGATCATTAGTCTGGAAAGGACGCAGATATGCCAAAGCTGCGTATTCTGGATCGATAATCAGAGCGTCACGATTACGCATAAAGCGGTTAGGAACCACAGAAATTGTCGAGAAATCCGACATATAGACATCAGCAGCGCCGACGATAGTGGTTGGTGTGTTACCGGGAGCCATGTAACGCTGTGCAGCGATACCAGCAAACGACGAAACCTTCTGCTTACCAGCAGAGCCAACCATCAGAATCTTAGGCGAACCACCCGAATCAAACACCTCAGCAACAACAGTCTTCAGCAGAGTCTCGGTGAAAGTACGCTGTGTACCGTCAGTACGAGTCGATACGCCGATAGTTGCAGGATCAGAACCACCCGAACCAACCGAGCTATTGGTCTTGATCCACGACAGCAGCGAACCCAGCTTACGGGCAGTTGTCGAAGTACCAGCCGAACGACCCTGATTAGCCAACAGGATGGTTTCCAGATCGCGCTTGAGTTCAGCGGAAGCCTTAGCCAACTGATAAGCCTTTTCAGACTTACGACCAGCCTTGTTCACTGCATCCAGAGTACCGGAAACCTGAACAGTCTTCTGAACGATCTGAGTGTAGTTACCCAGACGAACGGTAGGTGACAGGGTTGCGGAGCTTGCATCAGCGCCTTCAACAGCAGCGTTAGCAGTGGTAGCAGCAGCCAGCGAGTCAGTCTGCCACTCGTGATAAACAGCAGTAGCTTTAGTCTTGCCAATAGAAGACATGAATGGTGTCTCAGTTGGCGAGATGTCATAGATGATGTCGGTCAAATCTTCGCGCTGACCAATAGCGCTGTGTGCGGTAAATGTTGCCATGATTAACTACTCCTATAAGAATTTCTCAAATGCTCTTGCGGCATCAGCGACCCTTCCGGATTGCTTTGCTCGCGCCTTTAACTTACGCAATTCCTCGCTCTGGCTATCACGAGGCTGAGAAACACCCGACTTAATTACCTTCGGAGCTTCACTAACCTTCTTCGTTATGCCCGGCTTTGCAGACTGTAACTTGTCATACTGCATTGCCTTGTATAGCGTCAGAACTGCCCGCGAATCATAAACATTCGCTAATTCGCCATCAGAGAAACCAGCCTTTAAGCCAAACTCCCGTAGCTGCTGCCTGATTGTTTCACCCTTCTGCGGATCAGCATACTCAGGAATTGCCTCTGCCAGCTTACGAGCTTCGGCCTGTACTACATGACCAAGCTGCTCCTGACGTTCCATTTCCTGCTGCTGTGCAATTCGCTGACGTTCGGCCTGAACTTGAGCTAATTGCTTTTCCCGCTGAGAGAGTTCTGCAACCTTAACAGCGTACCCAATCGGGTCATTCTCTTTAAGGTAATCCAGATTCTCCTCTTGCGGCTGCTGGTTGAGCATCTGCTCTATAACCTGCAACCTATCCGCATACTGATCTCGAAGTTGTCTAGCTTCATCGATACGCTGGCGCTCTGCTTCAACCGCCTTGCGCTCCTCAGCTACGGCTTGCGATTTCTTTGTATAGTCTGTGCCAAGTTGATAAGACTTGATTAGCTCGTCTAGGGTTACCTCACGTTCCTCACCAGCGGCTTTAACCCGGTATTTCGGAGGCTCCTCTTGCTCATCACTTTCATCATCTTGTTCTACCTCTGACTCGTCTGATTCATAAGATTCAGGCTCATCAGATTCGGCCTCGCTATCGTTGGCTTCGGTCTGTGCTTCAGGTTGTTCCGGTTCGGAGCCCTCGTCACTGCCCATAAGACCCAAAATAGCGTTAGCTGCACCACCTACAGTTAACTCCGCATTTCCCGATTCGGGAGTCGTGCCCTGAGTATCGCTCATATATATTTCCTAAATTATATCGGGAACCGCCCGATTCGGGTTACAAAATCTTTAACCGCTTCTCATCTATGAGCTTCTGAGAAACAAGTCCCTCTAAGTAAGTCTCTATCAATTCCAATGCCCTAAGTTGCATATAAGCGTTCTCACGTACCTCTTTATCGTTCATATCGCTCATTGCAAACTTGTTAATCTCTACCGAGCGTAGTTCCTGCATCATCTCTTGGAACCACTCGTCTCGTAGCATATGTTCAGCCCATGCTGATTTATCCATTACATAACCTTATTCAGATTGCCAAGCTCACGGATTGCCTTTAAGACAATATCGGCTTGCTTGTTACGGGATTCCTCGTCAGCAATGTCCATAGCTAGAATAGCCTGAAGCTGTTTCACCGCAAGTTCTGCTTCCCTTAGACGCATATCCGCCGCATCGTTCTGCTGCTTCATCTGGAGTTCTATACCTTTACGGGTATATTCTGCTTCCAATGTCTGACGCTCCAGATCCAACTTAGCCGCATCAATCTGCGACTTAGCTTGTGTCTTCTCACGCTCTACCTGCATTAGCATTTGAGCCACTTCTGCCTGTGCATCTGGTGTTGGTGGCTGTGGCTGAGACAATGCAGCATTCTGCTCAGGACTAATCTCGTTAAGGAATACAGACGCATCCTTAAAGCCAGCAGCCTCAATCATACGAGCCAAGGTGTCACGGTACTGAGCAACGCTAACCAATGGATTCGATGGGCCATAAGCCTGAATGATCTGCTCTTGCTTCTGGCTAATCATATTCAGCATAGCCAGCTTCTGCTCACGGTCACCTGAACCCAGACCAACATTAACCGATACGTCGTACTCATTAGCCCATGTACGTGGATCAAAAGTCACAAACTTGCCACGCATACGGACAATCTTGGCCTCATCCTGATACTTGCCAAGCAGGTGCAAAATGCCTCTAAACAGCGACTTAACGCCAGTCTCAGCAAAGATACGAGCAATCAACTCCAGCTTGCCAGAGTTAGACTTCATCATCGCAGCAATAGCCGTAGCACTCACGTTATTGAGCACATCCGGATCAAGACCTTGTTGCGAGTCGCTAACACCTGTACGCTTAGCCTGAACCTGATCCATGTACTCCAGCATCGGGAATGCCTGAGCCGTAACAGACGGAACCTCAATCGGCATCACAGCGCCGGGAGACTTCATGCGGATAATACCGCCGGGTGTTGCATTAAGCGCATCATCTAGGTTGACCTGACCATCCACTACGCCAAGACGGGCATTGTTAGTCAAGTACAGGTTATCGAGCATCTGACGGGTAACCGTAGACTTGATAAGCTGGATGTCCATCGTCCGATCAGCTAGCGACTGACCAAAGAACTTATGCGGAATAGGAATAGGACACAGGCTATGAAACGGGATTACATCGCATTCCTCATCGTCCAAAATCTCACTGCCAGCGTACAGAATCTTACGCAACTCAGCGATACCGTCACCGTTAACGTCAATGTAGATATAGCACTCGTATACCTCAATGACCTGCATTGCAGGATCTAGGCTGATGTTCTCGTCTGGCTGCTCACCCTGAGAGAACCTTGCTACTCGCTCAGGCGTAAACTGCAAGTCATCGTAAGAAGGCAAGCCCTCAACTACCTTCTTCTTAAAGCCCATAGCAATCAACTCGCTACGAGTCATCAAGCGACGATGAGCCACAAACGGGCTATCCTGAATAGTTCTTGCCGACTTGCTAATTAGGAATTCTTCTGGCGGTACGTTCTCAATCTTTACGCAGCCGTATTCCTTAGACTTCTTGATCTTTACCTCGAACTTAGGGATCTGAATCGGCATACCCATCATATCTATGCCGCCATCCATGAACTCGACTTCCTGTTCGACCACCTCAATGCCGGGATCAGACAAGAGCATAGCCAGTTCATCTTCGCTCAGGTTCTCGTACTTCTCAGTCTTAACGTCTTCCTTTTCTTCCCAGTACGCTTTGACAACGCCAACCTTCTGCATCAAGGCATCTTTGAACCAGTTGTGCAGGATCAATAGACCATCGTTCTCACGATAGAACACCCAGTTACAGTAGTCTGTGGCTTGTTTAGCCGATTCCTCATCCTCTGGACGAGTAGGCTCAAAGTAGACAATATCCTCAGTTGTCGTAAAGACTCGGATAAGTTGTGGCAATGCACCATCAATAGCCTCAGCTACCTCACCAGTAACGATCTGGCTACGGCCTTCTACCTCATTGCCGTAAGGATTACGTAAGTAATAGTCCAGAGCCTTGCGTCGTAGCTCGGTAGTCTCTGTCTCAATGTAACCGATGGCATTGTCGATTTCGTTCTCAAGAATGCCCTTGATCTGACCTTCATCCATCTTCATAGCAAATCCTTAACGGAAATTTTGCCTATTATACAATCCAATTTGTCTTAATTGGCAATGTTGTTGACCACGAACCGTCGCTCTCGTCAAGCCCTATTGCAAGGTATCTGAAGGCATCAGCGTAGTGGCTAGACCAGTCATGCAAAGGTTTCTCATAGAAAACATTGCGCTTCTCGTCATGCTCCCGACGGTAGTTCCTTAGCGCATTAAGCCCGTTCTTCGTCTTGGGATGAAACCAGCACCGGGGAATAAGTCTTCTGACCGCTTGTATGCCATCAGCCACAGATAAACGTGGACAAACCGTAATCGATAGCCCAGCCTCCTCAAGCACTTCCTTACGCGATTTACCTGTGCCAAGTTCCCGTACTTGTACGTCATGCGGAAGGATTTGGTTAAACTGTTCATACTTGTTATCCCTCAGCCAGTTAACGTACCAGTCTAGTCCTTGCCCGTGATTTTCGATGCAGTCCAGTAATCTAATTTCTTTTCCAGCCAGTTGAGCAATCCAGATAGTAGTGCTATCACCCATTCCAAGATCCCAAGCAGCAAAAGAGCGACACAAGTCATCACGAGGAAAATCGCTAATATGACCAAGTTTCTCAAGATCGTTAATAAGTTTCCCAAAATAGCTCCCTTCTATGGCAGAATTAAAGTCGCATTCAAACTCTTGCCGATACCTATCTTCACCCATCTCAAGTTGGGAAGATTTAAGTTCTGACTGCGGAATAATGTTGGTTTGACTAGCCTTAAACTCTACGTAAGCCCAACCATCGGTTTCTTTAGCCCGGTCTGCAAACTCCCTAAAATGGTTATTTCCTTTAGGGGTTCCAATAAACAATGCCCAGCCTAATCGGTCAGTCAATGCAGGGCGCAATACCTCGTTCCAAACTTTAGGGTTCATATCCCCTACCTCGTCCAGAACAACCCCATCATAATAGGTTCCCCGTAGTGAATCTGGGTTATCCGCCCCATGAAGCGAGATTCTTCTACCCCAGAAGTCCACCCTAAGTTCAGCTATGTTTACGGAAGCCCCTAAAGGCCTTGTGTACTTGACTAAATAATCAAACGCAATTCTCTTGGCTTGTGTATACGTTGGCGCTACATAGGCGTATCGAGGATCTTCTAGATTGCACTCGATAGCCCGTTTTACCAGTTGATTGATTGCGGCAACAGTTTTGCCGAATCTTCGGTGCATGACTCCAACAACGAAGCGGTTATTGTCTAGCGCATCATGCAGTATGACCTGATGTTCTCTCGGCTCGTAAGGAATGACAATCTCTGTCACTTAACGTATCCGCAGTTCAAGCACTTGTTGTTTACTAGAAACGCACTGCACATAGGGCAGTTAGCCATCTGTCTATACTTCATTTCTTGCCTCCCCAACGGATTACCATCTCTTGAGCCTCGCCATCTCTACCTGTTACCTCTGTCCTAGCTAGCTTAGGGATATGGTACTCAGATAGCTTCTGGATAATGTCCAATGCCTTATGAGGATCCTTATCAGCCACCTCATTAAGCCATCTATCCATGTTAGGAGCATTACGCTCTAGTAGGCTAGCTATAGCCTCTCTTACGATAGTAGTGGACTTATTAGCTGATCCTTTAGGTCTACCCGGGCCAGCAGTACCGTCTCCTACTTTCCAGTTACTTTGAGTTTCTTTAACATTATTTGTTTCCATAATTGCATTATCCTTTGGATGTCATGCTTACTTACTGCCATTCCCAAAAAGCATCTTTAATAGCTCATCAGAACTCATCTTATCTGGCACTGGTTTCCGTCCTGCGTGTGCTGGATCATATGACTTTACGTCAATAACGTGCATAGGCAATTCTGTTTTGCCTTTACTTAACGCTAAGTCAGTTCGATGATTCCCATCATAAATAACATATTCTCCAGTCTCAAGCCGCAAAGCTAATGGCTTATCTCCATAACCAGCAACCAAATCACCCGGCCCTTTCCCAGCATTAAACTTTTCCCAATTCCTTGCGCTTTGAAAACTTACAGCCTTAGACAATGGGACAACCTCAGTTCTGCCATATTGTTTCATTTGGTCAACAGTTGGAACAGATGGCATAGTTAAACTTTGGGGAGAAGGAAGTAATCCGGTAGGCTTAATACTTCCCTGAAATTGCGCTAAGTTAAACATCTTGTCCATGTATGGCGTATTCATTGCCATACCACCAGACTGCTCTAACGCTCTTTGCTGTGCTACTTCTTCAGGAGTCGGGAAATATCGTGCTGTTGCATTTCTAGCAAATTCCATAGGATCGTTAACCAGCAATCCTAGGCCAGCCTTAGTAGCCTGTTTCTGGCGATCAATAGCTCCAAGAATGCTAGTCAATAATCCGTCAGCCATAAAATGCCTCGTATACGTCCGGCCTGTTAGCCTTTATCCACTCTCGTGGCTCCTCGTGGCATTTCTTGTAATCCGTCCCTACCGTCTGGCTTCCTGCATGATGCACATAAGCCCTTGAGACAAAATGCCTAAATCCCGCTTTTTGCAGGTCATGGCATATTATATTATCGGAATACCAATTCGTGCTCGGAAATTTAGCTACATCCCATGCCTTCTTACTTATCGTGGCAAAAATGGGCGCTATGACAGCAGTCTCTTTAATCTTGGCCTCACTAGCCCAGTACAGTCCTTCCTGCCTATCATCGTAAACAGGGAACCTAATGTTCTGGTCAGGCAATACATAATCAGATCTAGCACCTAAGAATCCGAGATTTACGCCATTGGATTCCAGAATTTCCGCATCTTCCTTGAGCAGATCTATAGTACTCGGTGTTATAACAACGTCATCGTTAGCTACGATCAGTGAATCGTGTCCCCTGCTGAAGGCATAATCGATACCCGCATTATATGCGTCTCCAAAATTGGTAGCAGGATTTGGCCTGTAGATAACATTAAGTTCCGACATTCTCGAACGTATTGTTCCCCAGAGGCTAAGGTTATTTGAGCATAGATAAATTGGTAGTTCTGGAGCATAGACCTTGATGCTTTCCAGTAATATCGTTATACCGGGATTACCGATAGTGCAAATAACTATAGCTTGCATATACCCCAGAAATATAGATCAGCAGGGTTTGCATTAGTGGAAAAGCCGTACTGCTCAAACTTAGACAAGTCGCAGTTATCCCTAATGTCCTGCTCTGTTAAGTTACGGTAATAGTCCCCGCAAAATGGGGCATCTGATGGACTTGTACGCCTAGTCCCGTGTTCTGGTCTGCCTTCTGTAGCACACGTAAAGAATACAAACTTACGAGCCATCCTGACCATATTGTCAAACGTCTTAGCCCACTCAGGGTTATGCTCAAAGCATTCACAAGACGCAACAACATCGAAGGAATCGTCAGGGAAGTCTAGTTCTTCTCCCTTGGCTACTAGGTCAACTCCCTTACCCTCACCAAGATCAACGCCAACGTATTGCGCTGCGTTAAAGAACTGCCTAATCGATCCGTTAATGTCCAGACTGCCTATCTCTAGGACTTTTTGACCTGCGAAAAATATAGGGAACTTGAGCGTTAATCCACGCACAAAGTCTAGCTGGCTTTGATGGCTCACTTTTTCTTGTTTCTAGCAGATATGGCTGCGGCTTTCTTCTTGGCATCAGCCTTGCTGGAGGCTCCCCATGCTCGTAAAGACAGTAGCAGACGAGTAGGCTCACCATTTTTATACTCCGCACCGGGCATATTACCCATACGGGCTAGGAAAGAGGCTCTCCTTGGGTTATCCCCTGACTTAACCGGAGCTTTAAGATCAGATCCGGGATTCTCAGCCTCATAGGACTTGCGGCCTTTTTCGTTAAGACCGCCCTTAGCATTCTTCCCAGCCTTCTTAGTCCATGCCGCTGTCATTTCTTCTTGCCTTTGGCGGTCTTAGCTGCTTCTTTAAAGTCAGCCTTTGTGGGCGCTCCCTTCGTTCCCGGCTTACGCATCTTCTCGCCAGAACCCTCGGCAATCCTCTTACGCTTGGCATGGATCGCAGCATACAGCCCGGTCTTCATTTCTTCCCCTTAGCGGCTTTACGGCCTTCTGATAGCATAATTGCAGTGGCTTGTTTCTTAGACTTAACAACAGGCCCACCTTTACCGCTATGCAGAGTCCCAGCTTTGAACTCGTTATAGACCTTGCTCATCTTCTTCTCGGCCTTGGTTTTCTTCATCATAAATTCACCTCTAAATGACCATTGTCAAAAAGTAAACCTAATGTTTTTCTATGCGCTTCTTCCCACATCTCTATTCGTTCCTGCTTAGATAGATTTTTACCTTGATCTAGCTCCATATGACAAATAAAACAAAGGCTAGCAATTCTGTAATCACTAGCCTTTATACCCTTTCCCTTCCCATCTCGCAACTGATTTGAGTGAGCAGCAACAATCGTTCCATCCTGCTTTCCACAATGTTGACAAGGAAAATTTCGTGCTATTTCAAGAAGCTTCTTGTTTCTGTAAAGCATTCTTTTTTCTTCCTTTTGCCATGTTATCTATCCATTCTTGTGGTCTTTTTTGCCCAAGATGGAAAGTTAAAAGTTTTGCTTTATGTTCGTCACTCATTTTTTTACCATACATAGGATGATCTTTGCCAGTTGGGTATTTTCCATGATTCTTCCTGTCAAGATTATTGTTTGCATGAGTATCCCAACGTAAGTTTTCAATTCTGTTGTCACTTGCTATTCCATTGTTGTGGCAACCTTCATGTCCTTCAGGAGGATATCCAACAAAAGCAAATAGGACTAGCCTATGTACAGCGACAGCATGTTTCTTTTTGTTAACCCCAAGATGCACAGACATATGCCCATATTTGTCTGCTTTAGAAGGATTTAATAATCTTTCTTTATATATCTGGTCTACTTCTTTGCCGTGTAAACCACAAAATTTCCTTATTTTCCTAGCTTTTACCTTGATCCTCCCAAGATTCGATGCCATATAATGACCTCCATACCCCGGTATATCTTTCCAAATTTCTTCCATTGTCATCTCCATGATGTTAGTGAAACCAATGGAATAATACATTATTTATTTGTTTTGTGGTGGCAATTCTTCCCGTCTTTTGTCGCTGCGTTTTCTCCAAAGTGATTTTTTAGGTTCATTGCTCACGCATTCTTCTCCTTTAGCTTGGCTTCGATGGCTTCGGCAAACATCGATGGATCGTCCCAATGTTTGTCAATAATCTGCTCTATTTCCTCATCATTCAGCCATTTCCATTCGCGCTTAGGTGTACAGGTATGTACCTCAGCCGGGTTAATTTCTCCGCATCGTTCGCAAGTGGTCATTGTTGGCTCCATAAACGATACGTGCAATAAACTACCCATCCAACAAGATTACCAACGTACAAAAAGACAGCAAAAGAAAGCCAAAAGTCCCGCTTCATTGTTGTACTCCTGTAGCTTCCTTGCGGGTTAGTGTGATGGTCATTTATTCTTCCCTTGGAGTTTCTTTTGGACATCCAGAACCAGAGCTTTAATCTGGTCTGGATAGTAATACTTGAGATTACCGAAATGCTTTATACCTAGTTGTTCTATCTCATGCTCGGTTAGATTCCGCAGCTTGAGGGGCAATTCCTTGGTCTCGAATAATTGCCTTTGCCGGGTCATAGCGTAAGAAAGATTCGCCCTCGTCACATTCAGGACATACCGTTACGGTTCCGTCAGAACAGCAAGGATCGTTCGCCGTAGGAACATCATCACTATCTGTTACATAACCGCAATACTCGCACTGCACTAAGTTGTTATCATCCACTATGTTTGTGTCGTTCATATTATCCTCTTATTGAGTTGATCTATCTATACCGCGATTAGATGCTTCCTGTGACCGCCAGACATCGATTCTGGCCTGTGCTGCTACCAACATCCACCTAAGTGTTTCTGCCTTTTCTACAGCTTCTTTAAGCCCATCGAGTACAGCTAAATACTCTGGATGACTGTACGCAAAATTGTCTTTGTCGGCAATAGTATTACCAATGGCTCCTGCAAATAGCATGGCTTTCTTGCTCTTGCGGAATTCCTCAAGGTACGTAACCTGAGCCTTGGCTTGAGCATATTCAGCAGAATGCCGAATCATGTAGTCAATGGCTTCGTGGGGATTTATTGTTTTCATGTTAACGGCTAGTAACTTTTACAGAAAAAACAGCAGAAACTTTTGTGTATTTTGCAATTACAGCAGCATCAATTCCTACATCAGCAGCTAATTTTTTCCAATCTACCGTGTTGCGGTTAGATTCAATTACTGTAGCTTTAAACAAAGAACCCTCGTAAGTATTTGAGCCATTTGGCGCTGTGCTTGCATCTTTGAGTTCAGACTTGATTGCTTCTGCTTGTTTTTCTAAATCTGCAATTTGTGCCAGAAGTGCGCCCAAGGTATCTACTGTGTTGAGATCGTTCTTCATATTCAGCTCCTAGTGATTGATATTGTGCTGCTGTGAAAGAACTATAGCATAGTATTCTCCAAGTGCAACATAAATATTTCTATCAGTTACTACTTTCCGATAGTTTTAGCCTTTGCAATGGTCATATACCGCTTTTATTGCATCTTTTGCATTATTAACAATAGCTACCTGACCTCTCCAGCCGTGATGCCAGATAACCTGCTGTGCCGTTAGCTTGCCATCCCCGTCCTTAAGCTCTAGCAGGACGTTATAACGCTTGCCGTTATGGCTATGACCTACCAGTAAGTCAGGGCATCCTTCCCCTACCTTATGCAGATGCTGGACGATAAACCCTTCTTCCCGCAGTGCAGCAACAATAGCCTTCTGGTTCCCATCTACTCGGTAAGCTCTCACTTATTACCCCTTGCTCGGATAGCTGCTGTTGCTTCTAAATATGTCTTTGCGTTAAAAGCCAGATTCGCACATTCTTCGCGCTCTGCTGCTGCGACTAGGGCGGCGAAACGCTCAAGGTTCTCAGGAATCCAAACTTGATAACCATTTGGCTCAGTTGTGGTTAGCAAGTCAGCCTCCCGCGCCATGCGGATAATGTCATCTTTAGTCACGCCAGTCTCCTTTTTCCCCTCTGTTTCCCTTAGCCCACTGCTCTTTACAGTCATTGGCTAGCTTCTCTGCTACTACATCACCCCTAGCTTTTCTAACCCTAGCTAAGTATTCAATAGCCTTGTTCCTATCCTCAGCTCTCCAGCGTAGTACCTGAGAAACCTCACACTTATGACGGTATTCTTCGGAGTCATCCACTAAATCTACCCTTATTATCAAAGTCCATAGGCATGGCTCCAACCTTCTCTATAAATTGCTGGCTGCTACTATGGTAATAAAGCCCATACCACTCCTGAGCCTCACCGTTCCTCTGCTTTTCACACATTAGGTAAGCATCTGGCTGTGTTTCGTCTACCATCTCGCCCCTGTTCCTCATGTTCTCTTTCTTCTTGTTACGCCACATTAGGAAGACGTTATCCACCTGATCCGAGATAGATCCAGAACCCTTCAAGTCGTTCTTATTCGGCTGCTGCTCCTCATTGACCAGCTTGCGGATATGGTGAACTAGGTGGATGTGTACCGAGTGATCCCTAGCCAATGCCGTTAGCTCATCAATAAAGTTCTTCTGACCATTAAAGTCATCCTCACCCTTAACGCACTTCATCAGGCTATCGATAAAGATATGCTTGATTCCTAGTTCCATAGCGCAATATCTCGCCATCGCTATGACCTTATCCGCAGAAGTCGTACCCTGTTGATCGTAAAGAAACAATTTGTCAGAAACATAGGTATCGAATCTGACAAAAAGGTTGTGGATATATTTCTCACGGTCATTACTTAGTGGGTTATCTATGTACTCACCA